ACGTAACCGTCGCGTTGGTCGCTGCCGATGCGCTACTCGCAGCCGCGAAGGCAATCGTCTTTCTGGTGTAAGCGGAGCCGCTGAGTTCCGTGCCGCTATTGTCATCCCCGAACGATCCGGTTGACAAACCGACATAGGCGGTCGGCATCGTGTACGATCCCGTTCCGAGGACGTGATCCAAGATTTCATTTTCCAGAAAATCGCTCATTGCGCTCATCAAACTTCTCCATGTGGTGATCTAATCGTCGGGGACTGACCCCATTTCGCTCGCTCTTCGTCGGCCTGAATCGCCACTACAGCGCGTGCGAAAAGCTGGTCGTGGAGGGTGGCGCGTTGGTCATCCATCATGTAAGTGAATGCCTCTGTTAGCGCGCCGTGGAGATAGGCGTCTGGATGCCGGAGCAGTATTGTGTTTGTCGCTGTATCATCGCCAAGCGCATCGATGGACCCGAAATAAGCGATCTCTGCCTCGTACACCGCGTCGGGAGTCGGCGAAAACACGATCTCGGTCCCAATCACCGAATACGCGCGCGGCTTGCCGGTTCCGGTCGATGGATAAGTCGCGTCGAGAGATTCAGGCGTAAGAAATTTCAAGGTAACTTTCGGGTTGGTGTTTAGCCGGACATGACGCACTTGCCGCACGTCAAGCGGAAGCGACATATACGCATCGTCAGCCGTCGTGTCCGCGATCACGCGCTTTTCCTGAGCGCGCGTTTCCAGCTCTCGGTTCATCCGCCCCTCGGCTAGCGCGATGAACTCGGTCGCGCGGTCAGCGAGGTCGGTTCGGGCGAGCCAATTGTCGACGGCGGTTCGAAGCTCGGTAAATGTCGTGATGGCCATCAGACCGTTCCGCCCGTGCTTCGAAAGAAGCGATTATCAGGATCGTTGAGCCAGCGCTTCCATGCCGACAAGTTGTTCTTCGGGTCGCCCAGTTTAGCAACCAGCTCGTAGTAAAGACCGGCTGGAATCTCGGCAACTTTCTGGTGGTGCCGCTGGGTGTGCCCGATCTGCGAACCCGGTTTCCATTCGTTAGCGAGGCGCTTGTTATGGTCGAGGATATTGTCCACGCGCTGTTCTGTGACTACGGTCATGTCATCACCGTCAAAGCGCAGATCAGTTTTGGTTCCGGCAGCTTGGTCGCGTAAAAGTGGAAGCTTCATTTTTCCCTCGAATGGCAGGAGGGGCGGCGGCTAGCCGCCGCCCCGTTAGTCAGACACTAATCTACGCTTACGCACGCCATCACAATTAAGTGGTGCTGAGATCGACGACAGCTGCGTGAGCCTTGGGGGCATCGCATATCAACGTCCACTCGGACACAATGGCGAACTTAATTGCATCGCCCGTGGGAGCAACATCGCTCACTGAGAACAGGCGACCGGGGAGATGCCCGATTGAGTAATGATCTTTGTCAAGCAAGAGCACCTCGGTGTTCGTTGCTTGCCGGTCGATCACCACGTTCAAGGTTCCGAAATCCGTCAAATACATCGAGACAGATCCGATTATGATTGCATCTGTCGGCGCGTTAGCCGTCATATGCAATTGGTTGGTTACGGCCCCGCCTGAACTCAAGTCGCTGAAGGCGACCTTGTTCGCCGGATTCACCACAAGCATCGAAGGAGAACCTCCGTCGTCATATGCCGCTTTCATGGCCGCGTCCACCTTGGCAATAGTCAGTGCCGCGTTGGTTCCCGCCATGTCGCTTACGTCCGCTCCAGTCCCCGCTGGGGTAGTTGACGCCGAGATCAACGACATGTTCGTGATATAAGAAAGCAGCTTCCCGCATTTCCGGGGGTCGGAGGACGACCTCGCCTCGTTCTTGAAGAGACTCTTGTCGATATCTCTCCTCTGTTCGAGCGACTTGAGAATCTTGACGTACGCGGTCTCGCGGTCACGTCCCGCCTTGTCAACCACCTCCAGAGTCCCGCTAACCTGAGCGGCTTGCGCGGATATCTGATGATAATTGCCCAGTCTGGTCGTGGCCGAAGGGTTCACATATGACCAGTCGCTGCCCTCGTTCACGTAATTCGTGTCCGAGGCTGCGGTCAATTCCTGAACCTGCCACTCGTGGAAAACCGCTTTCGTGGTCTGCTTCTTGGCGTTGGAGAAAACCGGCGTATCAGCCGGGTCGATTCTAGCGATTACGTCCGCGAGTGACTCGCGTTCGCCGACCGCTGCACTGGTGGTCCATGTTGCCATAACTACGGCTCCTCTATTTCGTTAAAAGATAATCAACGGCAGCGTCAATTGACGACCTGCCAGATTGATTTCCTATGTTGGCGAGAGCGTTACGCCGTCGCCGCGATGAGCGTTGCTTATTACTTGTCGGCTGCCCCGCTTTCGCCATCTTTGGCGCCCGCGCAGTCCTCTTCGTCGCGGCGGGTTTTGATGCCATCAAATCGTCGTACATCATGGCCTTCCTCAAAACTGCGACCGCTCGCGCATCCGAGACTTGTGCGAGTTCATCAGGTGAATAGCCGACCCTCTGCGCGTAGGTGATGACCGAAGTTTTTTCACTCTCCGCGAGTTTCGGGTCTAGCCACTCTGGAATTAACTCGGTGATCTTCTCGCGTTCGTGTTCGAGACGCTTCTGCGACTCGGCTTGCAAGGCCGCGAGATGTTCCTCGTGGACACGCTGCTGCTCAACCTTCAATTCTGCCGCCGCTTCCTTTCGGTCCCGGTAAAGGTCTCGCTGTCGCGTATACTCGAGTGGATCGGACTCATAAAGTTGATCCCAATGTTCCTGATTGGGCTCCTGCTGGCTAAGGGCTCGCTCGACTTCGGCGAGCTGCTCGGCGTACCGCGCGCGCTCGCCCTGCACAGAAGTCAGTTCCGCCTCGATAGCTTTACGCTGCTCGGCGACCTGCTGAGTTTTGCGCGTGTAGTCAGACTGCCTCATGTAAGAGTTGGTCAGCTCGTTGAGGTCAACTTCGACCTCTTCATCGCCAACCCTGACTCGATACAACGCTTCAGCTGACTCTGGTGCCTCATCGGCTTCTTCCTCGACTTCGGGTTCATCGTCATCCTCGACGATGTCCTCCGCCTCGGTGTCCTCCGCCTCGGCCACAACCTCCACCTCATCGGCATCGGCTTCGGAATCGGGAGGGGTATCCTCCTCGACTTCCTGCTCCTCAACCGCATCCGCCGTGTCCTCTTCAGGGGCGTCGCGGCTAAGAAGTACATCGACCGCATCGTTGGTCGACAGGAGTGAAGTCCCGTCTTCCGGGGTTGCTTCCGCCATAAAATGTTCTCCGCTTGATGTGTGACTGCCCGTACGGGCTTAGTCATCACGCAGTGCGTGATTCAGTGCACGCGCGAGCCGTCTCGCTCGGCGTCGATCTCTTGCCCGGCAAGCTCGCCGGTTTGCATGATTCCAATAACGTGTTCATAGATGTCTCCGAGCACGTTGATGGCGATATAGAGGCGCTCGCGCTGTTCCGCATCGCCCGGCGGGGTATTCGCCCAGTCGGTCGCGTAGCGCAATCTAAGCGCAGAGAATGCCTCTTCGAATATCGGGTTACGGATCAGCGCCGCCGCCTTGGCCCCGCGATCAATTTCCCCGCGCAACCGTCCTTCATCTGCCATCTACTGCGCCCTCGGCATGTTCGGCGATATATCAACCCCCGAAACCGCCTCGGTTGCTCGGAGCTGGGCCTCAAACTGCATTTCTTGTCGCCGCAATTCAAACTTCATCCTCATCTCTTCGCGCTTCATCTCGAGCTCCGCCATCATTTTTTCACGCTTTAGAGCTATCTCGGCCTCATTTTTGGCGCGATCTATTTCGATTTTCTGCCTCTCGATCTCAACCGTCGGGTCAGCTTGGCTTTGCGCCATCTCCATCTTCTGGGAGATGCGCTGCTGTAAATCCGGCGGCAAGTTTTCGGGATCAAGGAAGAACTCGTCGGAAGATTTGAATCCACTCGAGTCCAGCATCTTCGCCAAAGTTCCGCGATACTGCGCCAACGTGCATAGTGGGTTGTCCATGCCCAGTTTTGTCAATATCTCCTCTTGTTTGGCAGCCACTTGTGCCAGCACGGCTTGGCGCTGCCGGGCATCTCCCCGGCCCAGCCCGACGTTAACGGATACATCAAACTCGCTCTCCCACAACTGTGGGTTAATCCCGACGAACTCGTTTCGTAGCCGAACGATGCGCGGCTGCTGCTGGTGCTTCTGTACCAGCTGTAAAATGCACTTCATCAGCCTTTTAACACCGGTCTCGGCAAACACGCGGGCGATCATCTCGACCTTGGACTGTGCCGCACTTACGGTCGCGTTGACTGCGATCGCGGACGCGGACTGAAGCGCATCGGCATCGAGGCCCATGCTGGCCTTGCTCATGCCGGTCCGCATCTCGCGCACGCTGTCCATGTAGGAAAGCAGCGGAAATGCAGAGTCTGCAACGCTGGGCGGGACGATGGGCTGCACCATGCCCGGCGCGCGCATCCTAACGATGCCGCCGGGTCGGCTGCTTATCAAATCGTCGAGATTAACCTGCCCCTCGACTGCGCCGACGCGCGCATTGTTCATCAGATAGATATTATCGAGCAGCTGTCGCAGAATCGCCGTCTTGGAGGACTGGAGATCGGTAAGCATCTCCGCGATGCCGCGTCCGACCATGCGATGGGGCATCAAGATCGGCGAAATCACAGAAAAGGGAAACGTATAGAACGGCTCGTTTTCGACTATTTCGAATCCCGCCCCGAGCGCGACCACGCGGCGGATCTCAGCCTTGCCGTCATCGTCATAGTCCGCCTTGATGTAAATTTCGTTAACAAGCACGTCGCGCTGACTAAGGTCGCCGCCCTCGTTATCAGCTTGGCTCTCCAAATCCTCGAAGCGCGCTTGCTTCTCGTTTAGCTGATCAATCTCCATGTGACCGGCTTGGCCCTCAACCGTCTCGCGGTCATAGCCCATCTCGATCAGATCACTAACGGTCATCTGTGTGCGGTGGGCAACCATGCGGCAGTCATCGAGGGACTTGGCGCGCTGCGAGAACAAGAACTCCTCAGGAGGCACGTTCTCGATCTTGACCCGGCCGTCGCTCATCGTCTTGCGGATGCGCACGTCGAATACCAGAGGCGGCGGCAACTCGCTCCCGTCGGGCAATATCTGCGGGTCACCCTCTTCCCGCGCGTTTTGCTCGACGATCTCGATATCGTCGTCCGCCAGCAACGCGGTCAACTCGTTATCGGTCAGCCCCTCATAAGAATCCTCTGTTATCGTATCCGATTCGTTAAAATAGTGCTTAACAATCCCGGCCTTGAACAGGAGCGCGTCCTTGAACCAATCGTGGAAAATATGGAACCCGTTATTGTCGGAATTGAGGATGAAATTAACGTAATCGGTCGCCTGTTCCGCCGCCTGCACGTCCTCCGGGCCGCGCGGTTCAAACCGCACGAAATCACCACTCTCGGCGAATATCTTAATTAGCTGCGGCATAATCATTTCAATCATATCGCTGACCTCGGTCTGCACGACCTGAGATCGCCCCTCGACCTCGTTGCCAAGCGGCTCTCCGAGGTAATTCGACATGGCGGTGATTCTGTCGGAAGCAAACTCCATGTCTGAATAGTTGACAGCTTGCTCGACCTCGTTCTGGATCAGCGCCTTGAATTCAATTTCGTCCATCAGATAATCCCGCCCGAATATGATGGTCTGCCGAACAGTCCCCCCTCACGGGAAGCCTCTCGCTCGGCCCTCCGTTTTGAGAGGATTCTCCTGTTTCTGGGTGAAATGAATGACTTGAACTGGTCTCGATCCCGCTCCCCATCCGCTGGCTTGCGCGGCCCTAGAAGACCAGAAGGAACCCCCGCGCTGCTAAACGTCGGGACACCTTCCTCGAGAACAGCCTCCCGCATCTTGTCGGTTATCTTCATCGTCCAAACCTCTTCGGCTTGGTCAGAGAAGTCAAAATTGGGGTCCTTACCACGCAAGTCATCCATGATCTTCCGCATTTCGGCCCGGCTTTTTCCTAGGTATGTCGGGGCCTCTTTAACGAGACTCAGCGCGGCCTTATCACCGGGTTTCGTGTCCCGCACTGTTCTGCTGTTTACGAACCCCGAATTGAATGAATAACCCAAGTAACGAGAACCCTCATTGCCCGCAGTCCACCTTACTTCCCGCACCACAAATTTCCCGACTAAATCATCCGGGGTAACGTGGAGGTCCTGCCCAACTCCCGTCCATCCCTCGGGGAAACGGAAGCCCCTCCATTCGCCCCCCACAATCATCCCCGGCCCGTTCGGTGAGTGAGGGGTAGTGAGACCGCTATGCAGCAGTTCCTTATAAATCTCAGGGGTAATTTCAACAATCTCATAACCGGGATTCAAGTCTGACGACTTAGTCACATCCCCCCCGCCGTACTTCCTGCTGAACTTTGAGGCGTGGTTGACTATCCTCTTGTCGTACAGTGATTCAAACAGTTTTCCGGCCCCCGCAGAGGCGGGGTCGGAGTAGCGCGCCTTCTGGGTCGCGGATGTCGTCCACGAGACGCTGTCATAACCGCCCTGCACCGCCATCTCCACAGCGCGGCGGAAAGCTAGGTTATGCCATCCAGTCCCCTTCAGCGGGGCATCCGGGACGCCGCTCCATTCACCAGTTCGCCTATCGACGCCCGCCCCACGGTAGCCCTCACGCGCGCCCTTCTGATGCCAGTCGCTCTGAAACTCTTCTATGAATAAATGGCTCTTTCCGTCCAGATCAACGCGGTCATTTGCGCGCACCCAGACGACGATGTCTTTTTCGGGAAAGGCGTGAGAGCTGTACCCTCGCCTCATATTCTGGTTAACCCATCGGTCAACAGCATCACGCCCGACTAGGTTTAAGTCCCTGTAATCAGAGCCGTATAACCTCTGGGCGACCTCATTGTTACTCGCCCTCTGGCTACCCGGTATATGCCAAACAAGCTCGCGG